TTTAACTTCACCAGCGTCAATGCGGCCACCGGGGTTCGGACACCTAATACCGGCTACCCGTCGGAAGGCGATTTGCCGGAAGACGTGAACGCAAGATTTCACGTTGACGGACTGCAGGTAACTTGCACCGACCCCGATGGTTACGGCTGTTCGATCGGCATCAAGGCCAACCCGGGCGGCCCATATCCGGCGCCGTGGATCACCGGGTTCTACGTGCCGCCGGGCAGTGCGACTGCTAACGGCATGGTTATCGACGCCACCGCAGCAGCCGGCCCGGCCAACGCCCTGAAGGTGAAGAACGCCGGAAACCTCTGGTATGCGCTGTCGATCTCCGGCAATCCCAACGCCGGTACCGGCTACACGGTCGGTTGCTCGATCAGCCTCGTCGATGCCAACCGGATCGTACCGACCGTCATCGTCGTCGACACCATCGGGGCCGGCGGCTCGATCGGCCTCTCGCACATCGCCATCCCCGGCACGACGACAAGCGCGCCGCCAGCCAACCCGCTGTCTAGCGGCTCGCCGCACAACTGTTCCGGCTCCGGCGCGACTTTCACGATGAACTACGCTTTCGGCGTGCCGCTCGATATCCAGTACATGGCACCGACGGCGACGGTCCCGGCGATCCGGGTCAAGGACAGCGCCGGGACCGATAAGTTTCGGGTATTGCCGGCCGGCGATCTGGAGGTGCGCGGCTCGGCCGGCGTCAATTGCGGGGCTGGCCTTTCGGCCACCACCGCCAGGGTTGTCGGGGGTGTGGTGACGGCATGTTGAAGGCGCTGATCGTCCTGGCCGTCCTGGTCGGCGGCGCGGCTATGGCGCAAACCAGCCGCGAAGCCGGCGAGGTGTGCAGCATCATCGCACAGCAGCGTAACAATCTGGCCGATCAGATCGCCGCGGTCGAAGCCCGTCGCCGCATTGCGCAAGAGCGTGTCGGCGAATGGGAGGCATATTTCAAGGCTTATGTCGGAGCGCCCGCCTCGTGACTGTCGCGCCGTGGCCTGAGTGGTTGCCCGACCAGGCCGATTTCGGCAACCAGGGCTCGCCGCTGATCAAGAATTGCGTGCCGCTGACGCCGAAATCATATGGCCCGATGCCGACCGCAGTGCCGCTCTCGACCAACACGCTCGACGAGCGGTGCCAGGGCGCCTACTCGCTCAAAGCGCCGGACGAGAGCATCCACACATTTGCCGGCGACCGGCAGAAGCTCTACCGGTTGCCGCCTGGTTCGCTGACTTTGGCCGATGTCTCGCGCACCGCCGGCGGGGCCTACAACACACCGGACGGCGGCCACTGGAGCATGACGAGCTATGGCTCGCGGGTGATCGCCACCAACGGCGTCGATCCGATCCAGACCCTGCTGCTCCCGACCGACACGCATTTCAGCCTGCTCTCGGCCGGCGCGCCGATCGCGAAATACTGCGCCACCGTTAAGGACTTCCTTATGGTCGGCAACACCACCGATCCGGTATCGGGCGCGATCCCTTACCGGGTGTGGTGGTCATCGATTAACGATCCGACGTCGTGGCCGACACCAGGCGGGACGACCGCAATAAGTGTGCAGTCTGATTACAATGAGATGCAGCAGACCGACCTCGGTAACGTCACCGGTCTGGTGTCGGGTTTCAGCCAGGGGGCCGACGTCGTTATTTTCATGGAACGGGGCATCTACGTCGGCAATTACGCTGGGCCGCCGCTGATCTTCTCGTTTAGGCCGCAATCGGGAGCTTCCGGCTGTATCGCGCCGCTCTCGATCGTGCAGTCCTACGCCCGCACCCAAGGCGGGGCGACCGTGCCGGTGGTGTATTATTTGTCCGAGGACGGGTTCGCCGCCTTCGACGGCTCGACCGTCTTCCCTGTCGGCGCGCAGAAATTCGACCGCGAGTTTCACAAGCTGGTCGATGACGCCTCCATCAACCGGGTGCAAGGCGTGAACGATCCGCGCACCCGCTCGATCCTGTGGGCCTTCCCGGCGATCGGCGGCGGTGGCTTGCTCAATCGCATTCTGGTCTACAACTGGGAACTGAGCCGCGCGGCACTGGTCGAGCTGGAACCCGAGCAGGTGGTGGAGTGGCTGAGCAAAGCCATGTACGGCACGAGCTACACGCTGGACAGCATTGATAGCTTCGGCGATCTCGATACCATCTTCCCGTCTTTCGACGATCCGTTCTGGGTCGGCAATCAGACCTCCCGCCTCACCCTCTTCGACCGCGACCACCGCCTCAACATCGGCGGCGGCCCGGCAATGGCGCCGACACTGGAGACGGCCGAGTTGCAACCCGTACCCGGCCGCCGTGCTTGGATCGACCTGGTCCGTCCGCTGATCGACGGCGGGGTTGCCACGGTTGCGGTCGGGCATCGCGAGCGGCTCACCGACCCGGTGATCTGGGAGCCGCCGGTTGCGACCAACGTCATCGGGGAATGCCCGCAACGCTATACCGGGCGGTATATCAGGCTGCGCATGCAGATGCCGGCCGGGCAGGGCTTCACACACTTGCAGGGCCTCGACCTGGGTCAATTGCGGCCGGAAGGCAGCCTACGCTGATGGCCGCGCACAGCCCATCGTCGCCGGTCATCCAGCCGGTCCTGCCCGATCAGCCGCAGACGGCGTGGGCGCCGTGGCTGCGGGAGATTGCCGGCGCGGTTAATCAACTCGGGGCCAAGACCACCGAGCTTGCCGCAATCCCGCCCGGCAGCGGCGCGCCGGGACCGCCAGGGCCAGCCGGGCCAGCGGGCGCAACGGGCCCGGCAGGCCCCGCAGGCGCGACCGGCGCTACGGGTCCTGCCGGAGCTACAGGGGCCGCCGGCGCTACAGGTGCAACCGGGCCTGCCGGCTCGGCGAATATGTCCGGCATGGTCGCCGGCCAGATCCCGATCGCCGCGACCGCAACGACGGTCACCTCGAGCGCCAATCTCAGCGGCGATGTCACCAGCGCCGCTGGGCTAGTGACGACGCTTGCGACGGTCAACGCCAGTGTGGGGACGTTCCAGGGACTCACCCTTAATGCTAAGGGCCTGGTCACATCGGCGGCAAACCAGAATTACGCGCCTCTTGCGGCTCCGACTTTCACCGGCGCCACGGTGACGTTCAACCTCACCTCGTTCGCCGCGCCGATTGTCGTCACCCAACTGTCCGGCACCGCCTATGGCATCGTCTCGCTGAACAACAACAACACCAACGCCGGTATGACCGGCATAATCGGCGGCGGCGACCCCAACCTTTACCTGCAGTCCGGCAGCGGCAACGTGCAGCTTCGCGCGGCGGGCGTCACCGGCTGCACGATGAGTTCCGCGGGCGACTGGTCGGTATTTAGCGGCATCGTCGCCGGCTCGCCGACCGGCGGCCTCAAAGGCCCCGGGACCGTCAACGCGGTCACCGTCTACGGCAATAACGTGGTGTTGACCTCGGATGCCGGACTCAAGGCCGATATCGAGGCGCTGCCTGAGTGCCTGCCATTGGTGGCTGCGATTGAGCCGAAGAGCTTCCGCTGGTTGCCACTGGAGGATGAGAAGATGCAGCCCCCCGGTTTTACGACAGCACGCAATCGCGGTTTTTTAGCGCAAGACGTGGCGCAAGTGTTGGGGGGCTTGCCGGATGGCGTCGACCTTGGCGGCCTGGTTGCCGTGCTCTGGCAGGCGGTGCGAGAGCTACAGGCACGCCTGCAGGCATACGAAGCCCGGTGACCCTAACGGTATGGGACGAGCCGCGGCCGGCGACCCTGGTGCGGCCGCAGGCGGTTGTGCGCCTGCCGCCGCTCGACGAACTGGTGGAGCAGTGGCCGACCGTCGCGGCGTTGCTGCGCAAGGCTACCGTCATCACCGGCTGTTACGAGCCGATCGACCTGCTGCGGCTGGCAATGGCGGGGCAGGTCGGGATCTGGGTGTGTGAGGTTGATGGCGCCATCGCCGCGGCTGTCGCCACCGAGATCAAGCAATATCCCCGCCGCCGGATCCTCGAAATCATGTTCACTGGCGGCAACAACATGCGGGCATGGCTTCCGACGCTGGTCGAGACGCTCGACGAGCATGCCCGGCAAGCGGGTTGCTCGCACATTGCCACTACCGGGAGGCCGGGCTGGGCGCGGGCCTGGGGCGGCGAACTCACGGGATCGGTGGTGATCGTGCGCGGCTTGAAGGATCAGCGGTAATGCCAAAGGGTTCACAGCAGACCGGCTCGTCGACATCCTCGGCCGAGACCAGGGCCGGCGCCGCGCAGTTTCCTTATTACCAGGGCGGGTTGACCGAGGCCGGCCGGATCTACGGCGACGCTGATACCTACCCGAACTACGCGCCGCCGTCGCCGTGGCAGACGCAGGGCTACCCGGACCTATTTGCCGCCACCCGGCCGAACCAAGTGCAGACGGGGGGGCTTTACGATGTCCGCGACACCGCCAGCAATGTTCAGGGCTGGCCGACAGCCAAAAGCTATGACGCTTACGGCAATCTGATCACCGGCGGCGGCACCAGCCCGGCTCAGCCCGGCTATCAACAATTCGCCACCGGCACTGCGGGGCCGCAGCACAACGCCGATATTTGGGGGATCCAGGCGGCGCAAGGGAATGCTCCGAATGCAGCCGCCATGGTGAGTTACGCCAACCAGGCCGCGGGCGGGAATCTCGGGCAGGATCAGCTCGCTGCGGTGGCGCAGGGCAAATATACCGACGCCAGTTCCAATCCGTATCTCCGCGACATGGTCAACGCCGCGCTGCGGCCGGTGTCGGAGAATTACGCCACCTCGACGGCGCCGACGATCGACGCCCGCTTCTCCGGCGGCGGGCGTTACGGCAGCGGCGCCGCCGACGTCGCTGCGGGCTCCGCGCGAGATGCCTTCGCCCGTAATTTGGGCGAGATTTCGACGGGCATGTACGGCAAGGCTTACAGCGATGAGCGCACCCGGCAGGATACCGCAGCATACGAATACGACCAGGCCCGGCAACGAGGTCTCGGCCTCGGCATCACCGGGACACAAGCCGCCGGCAACCTCACCGACCAGGGATTGCGCACCGCACTTTCCGCCGCGGACCTGACCCAGCGCGGGCAGACTGCCGGCCTCGCCGGGCTCGACACCGGCTTCGGCCGCAGCCTCACGGCGCAGCAGAATGCGCTGCAGAACTTTCCGCAATTTATACAATCGCTGTTCGCACCAGGACTGGCGACAGCTCAAGCCGGCGCCGGCCTTAGCGCGCAGGACGTAGCTGGGGCGCGCGGCGAGATCGAGGCCGGTACCGGGCAGCAGACCCTGCAGCAGCAAGCCTACAACGCGCCGTTCGAGAGGCTGAAGCAGTATATGGCGACGATCGGGGCGCCGAGCGGCGGCGCCTCCGCGACACAGCCGATCTTCGGCAACCCGCTCACCAGCGCGGTATCGGGGGCGAGCGGCATCCTCGGGCTCGGCAAGGAGCTGGGGCTCGGGAGCGCAGCCAGCAGCCTCTTCGGTGGCGGGGCCGGGGATGCGGCAACTTTGGCCTCGTTGGGGGGTGAGTTTGGCGGCGGCGGGACCGGGGCCTTTGTAACGGCCGCCGCTCCTGAGCTGGCCGCCGCTGGCACGGGCGGCAAGGCTGCGGCCGAAGCGGCCCCGTTGATACTGGCCAGCGACCGGAGATTGAAGGAGGACGCCACGATTATCGGCAAGGTCGGCGCGCTGCCGCTTTACAGTTTCCGCTATAAGGGCGATCCGACCCCGCGTATCGGCTTTATGGCCGATGAGGTAGAGCAGATCGATCCCGGCGCGGTGCATTCAATGGCGGGCGGGTTTAAGGCGGTCGATTACGGGCGGGCGATGAGAGCGGCGCTCAAGTGACGGTGACGGTCGGGCTACTACCAACGGAAGACGCGGCGTTGCTCTGGCCCGAGACGCTGGAAGCCATGCTGGAGCCGGCGGTGGCGCGGACCAGCGGGCGCATGCAGGTCGAGGATGTCCTGGCCGGGATCGAAGGCGGCCGGTTCGGTTGCTGGGTCGCGGTCAAC